CCCTGCATAGGCAGGATGTAAGCGGCAACGTCCTTGTGGAGGGCCCGCCAGGTAGTGTATTGCACTTCCAGGGAGTTCCACTTGGCCATTAGTTTCTTGTTTCGGGATAGGTCCATTATGATCCCCCAAGAAGTGTGTTTTTAGATCCGCTAACCGGGCTCGTCAGGCCCAGGCTTCCGCCCGAGCTGCCAAACGTGCCTCGATAGCCGTACTTCCTGAACATGTCCTCGCGCTTCTTGCGCTCTTGTGTCGCAGCGGTCGCGGCGTTGGACTGGTCGGTTATCGCCTTAGCCTCGGCCTTCGCTTTAGCCTTCTTGTCCGCCTTCTTCATGTCCATCTCGGCGTCGAACTGATCAGAGCGGGCCTTGTTCTCGGCCCGGTTTGTTTTGTTCATCGTGTAGCCAGTGTATGCCGTGCCAATGACAAGAGCTGCGGTTGCAGGATCGCACATATCAGACCTCCAGCATGGAAACGTACACCGGCCTGGGCTGGTTGAACCCAAAGTGCCTGATGAATCGCTTCCACCATGAAAAGTGTTTTACGGTCGGTGGATTGCTCGCAATTACCTTCTCGCAACCCATGGACTTGAATATTTCAAGGACCTCCGGCCAGTCTGCCTTCATGCCTTTGAGCGTGTTATGGCTCCAGGCGGCCCGGATCGGATGGATGTGTATGGCTCCCAGGTGGGATGAACCGTCAACCCGGATAGCCAGCAGGGCACACAAGAGCCCTTCCTTGCTTTTTCCGTCCCATCTCGAATAGGCCAGGTATTCGTGTGGTTCTTCCAGGTGCCTGAACTCCGTTGGTTGTGCTGATAGCCAGTGAATCATTGGTTGAATATATCTCCGCTGTCGGTGATGGCCATGCGCTGACGGCCGCCGGCCTGTCGGCTGCTTCGGCGCTTGTTGTGATGACTGAGAACATCGTAGTCGGTCAGGGCCTTCTCTTGCCGGCTGGCGCGGGCATACGGTGCGTCAACCTTCTTGACGACGGTGTAGGCAAATGTGACGGCCAGGGCATCAGCACAATCTGGAGATGACAGGCCGCGCTTCTTCATGTCTGGCTTTCGCTCGAGCTGGAACTGCTCCTTACTGCTGAACATGTACTCCGGGCCGATCAGATCGTCCTTGAGCTCAGGATCGTCAGGGATCGCGCCGCCTTCTCTTAACCAGTCCCTCATCCTGCCCCACATCTCCACGCGCTTATTGAAGTATTCTCCGGGCTTGTCGGCAGATGAGCCGAACCAAACCTGGGTGATCTTGAATCCCCATTCGTTCAGTAGATCGTAAACAGCAGCGCCAGTATTGCCCATGTCGAGCATAATCCCGTCAGGTTTCCATTTTTTGATACGTTCGGCGATATAGCCTGCACATGTTTGAGTATTCAAACCGCGGAATTTCTCGAGACCGAAACAAGCGAGCCCCTGCCGTTTTACGATCACCGTCTGGTCGTCTCCAAAGCGAGCAATGTCGACGCCCAAAATCTTTGTACGATTGATGTATTGATTGGGATGAATGATCTTGCCGGCAGCGCTCTCGACCAGATCGTTGCCGATAAACTGGGTGGATCCGGTCCTGGGGAACTGCCCCTTGACGCGAACACGAAAGAAATCAGAGTCGTCGCCGTACAGGTTTGCCCAGTGCTCGATAAGCTTCTTGTCTGTGCGCTTAGATGTACGGCTGTCGATGTTGTATTTGATCCAGCGGCTGCGATCCTTACCGAAGCACTCGCGAAACCTGCCGGTGTTTTTGGTGGGATTACCGAACACGACCCAGAGCTTAACGCCGTCGGCATCTGTCATGGCGCCTTCAGTTGTTTCCCAGATGATGTCGGGAATCTCGGAGGCCTCGTCGTATTTTACCAGGACGTATTTTTCGTGGGTGCCGGCGATGGCCTGCGGTCGGTGCTCGCTCCAGGGGATAGCGTCTGATCGCCAGACATCCGGTGCAGCGAGGTGTTTGTAGCTGGTAGCTGACCAGTCAAACCAGTGCTTATGGATCAGGACCCGGTGCCACTTGGCTTTCTCGGCCCAGGTCTTGGTTTTGAGCTGTGACTCGGTATTGGCTGTGGTAACAACGCGGCAATAGGGCTTGGTTGTCATCCACCAGTCGTCGATCCAGGCCATGAGAGTGGACTTGCCAATGCCGTGCCCGGATGAAACCGCGATGTAAATGCCTGATGTGCAGTCGACCTTCACGCCTTCGTTTGAAACCCAGCCGTGTTTGAGAGCGTGGCCGATGTCCTTGAGGATCCTCTCCTGGAACTCGTCCGGGCCCGTCTCGTCTTCGAGAATGGTTCCGGGCATGCCCCAGGGATATGAATAAAGCACGAAATTGTACGGGTCCAGGGTAAACCTGGCCAGGTCTTTCTGGAGCTGCTTTTCTATATCAACAGCCAGATTAGCCATTCTCAACCCTCTTGTTTCCGGCTGCCATGAGCTCCGCGACCTTCTCCAGACCGGTGACATTCACCTCGGCAGGGGCATTCATGCCCAGCAGAGACTCAACCCGTCTGAGGGCCGCTCCCTTGTCCCATAGCTTGTATTCGTAGGTGGTTTCGGATTCTCCATCGCCATAGTTCCTGGTACGAACCTTGACGCCGGCTATTGCCCGGGCAATGTCATCTGGGAGATCGCCGGGTGGGATTGTGGTCTCGCCGTCAAAGATTTGACGGAGGTCAGAAAAAGCTAAACGCCTCTCCTCTCGGAAGACGCGCTCGGTGGTTATCCCTGCTTTTTTAGTTAGTTGGGTGAGGTATTTGTCGAGGTAGGCCTTCACCTTAACGTTTGTTAACAGGCGTGAGGCTGCGGCTGCGGCGACCTCTGGGCTCTTGATTCTGGAGTATGCAGCCTTATAGGCACGGGTCCCGTTGCGGTCCTTGAGGTATTCGTCCGCGAAGATCTTCTGATTTGTGCTCAGGCCACCCGGTGTATTCACACGACGTTACTCCTTCGCTTACCCGTTCAGGGCGCCAGGTTGCGAGCCCAGCGCCCCACACACAGGAGATGAACGGTGGAACATAATACACCACATCTTGCGATAGCCGAATCGGCAATGTCAAGTGTAGTCTGGTACTGTTGTGCCAAAATGGGGTGTTTTTGGGCATAAATCTGGTACTGCGGGGTGAAAAGAGGGTGTTTTACGGGGTGTTTAGCTCCTGTCTTTGAGAGCCCAGGAGCTTGAGGTACGGTTATTCCTCCCAGGCTTTTGTTTGTTCCAGATACTCCGTGAGCTCTCTTTTTGCGTTATTGACCAGGGGAGCCACCGCCTGGTTGCGAGCTGCTTTAAGAGCTGCATCACACACAGCCCCGTCCTGGGCTACTATATACAGCCTTGATCGAACCTGCTGCATCTCGAGCTGTAGCTTGAGATATTCCTCGCGCCAGTCGATGACCATGGGATCTTCTTCGATTGTGATTTCAGCCTCATCCCCACCAGCCCCAAATGAGCCACCCGGCACCAACGCCCATACAAAAACCATACAAAGCAAAACAACACATCGTGATAAGCTGCACATTTCTCACCTCCCACTCTTGTTTAACCTGCGTTAATAAGATGCTTTCAATATTGAAGCATGTTTTCTAATCTCGTCTGGATTCATCCCGTTCCAATCGACTCTCAGGGGCATGGCTGCCAGGTACTTTCCGAGCAGCCGCTTCTGGGACCTGGGATGTTTTTTGTTGTGACTACCCAATCCGGATATGAACTCCAGCTCCTTGGCCGTGGTCCAGTATCGGTAGTTCCTGTGTGCCTTGGCCTTCTTTGGTTTCTCGGTCTTTACGCCGTCCCATGTGTGCTTGCGTATAATCTCCGTCATCTCTACACCTCCTCAATCCGTGTATTCAAAGTGCCGTTTTGCTTTCTCTGGTAGTCTCTGGTAAATCGGCTCAATAACATGCCAGCACCCGAAAGCATTATTGCATTGAGCTGCCAGGAATATTTCCATGCACAGGGCAAGTTCATGCGCTGTGATATCTTCCTTTGGGAGCCATGTAAGACCCGGACTTGTTACAGCGTCAGAAGCTACCTCTAACTCATCAATTTCATACATAAACTCTATATCTACATCTGCCCCACTATCGTCAATAAGCTGATTGCTAAATTCAGCCGCAGTTTCATCTGCCCCGAACACATGCACATAGCCAATAAAACCCCACACAAATATCGCCATAAAGATTGCGA